GCTCGGCCCAGGGCCAGAGCGCCATGGCGAAGCTCAACACCAAGGTGAGCATCGGCATGAAGACCATCACCGACAAATCCACCCGCAACCTCGCTGAGATGCTCACCCAGGGCAGCGGCATGGGCGTCGTGGACTGCATCAAATCCCAGAAGGACTACCCGGACGCCGCGCCGGGGTCGAAGAGGCTGATGCAGAAGCTGCAGGATTTTGAGGAGGATAACAGGCTGAAGCTGGAGCAGTACCTGTAAACAGACAGAAGCCGGTCTTGTGACCGGCTTCTGTTGCTGTCTGTTACAGAGACTCTACCATCGCGGCGACGATCTTGGTCGCGGTGGCGACGTACTCGGTGATGCTGAACTTTTTGACCACCAGCACCTCATGGCCGTCCTCGTCGGCGTTATCGCTCATGGCGCGGAGAATGACGCAAGGCACATCGTTCTTGGCGGCGATCTGACTCACGGCCGCGCCCTCCATCTCCACGCAGTCGGGGGCGCATTTGGCCTCGATGGCGGCTTTGGTGGCGCTGTCGCCCACGAACAGATCGCCGGTGGCGATCTTGCCTGCCAGAGCCTTGACGCCTGCGTCGGCGCAGGCTTTCTCGGCGGCGGCGATAAGGGCCGGGTCGCCGGTGTACTCCTTCAGGAAAGGCGGATTCTGGCAGATCATATCCAGCTGGGCGTCGTGGTAAAGCACCGTCTTGCCGATGACGACGTCGCCGATGCCGATCTTGCTGGTCATGTTGCCTGCGATGCCGGAGAAGATGATCTTCTCAGCACCGAACTTGGTGATGAGCACCTGGGTGGTGGCGGCGGCGTTGGCCTTGCCCATGCCGGCACAGCACACCACCACCTGCTTGCCTGCCAGCGTGCCCTTGTGGTACTCCACGCCGCCGTAGGGTTCCACGGTGACGTTTTCCAAGCGGGCACACAGCTGATCGACTTCATCGGGCATTGCGCCCATAATACCAAAAATCATAGAACTCTCCTTACACGTTGAACAGGAACTCGATGACGTCGCCGTCGTTCACGACGTACTCCTTGCCTTCGGTGCGCTGCAGGCCCTTGGCCTTGACGGCGGCGTAGTCGAAGTTGTTGGCTTCCAGATCCTTGTAGCCGATGACGCTGGCGCGGATGAAGCCGCGCTCAAAATCGCTGTGGATCTTGCCGGCAGCCTGCGGGGCCTTGGTGCCCTTGCGGATGGTCCAGGCGCGGCACTCCTTCTTGCCGTCGGTCAGGAAGGAGATGAGGCCCAGCAGGTCGTAGCTGGCGGTGATGAGGTTGTCGAGGCCGCTTGCCTCGATTCCCATCTCGGCGAGGAAGGCTTTCTTTTCCTCGGGGCTGTAGTCGGCGATGTCCTCCTCGGTCTTGGCGCAGATGGGGATGTAGCGTGCGCCCTCTTCCTTGGCGCGTGCGGCCACCAGCGGGACGTACTTGTTGTTCTCGATGCCCTCCATCAGGTCGTCCTCGCCCACATTGCATGCGTAGAGGACGGGCTTTGCGCTCAGCAGGCCCATCTCGTGGAGCACGGTCTGCTGCTCGGCGTCGTTCTCGTCGAAGTCGAAGCTGCGGGCGGGCTTACCGGATTCCAGATGGGCGGCCAGCTGCTGCAGCCATGCGGCCTCGGCGGCAGCCCCCTTGTTGTTGCCGCTCTTTGCGGCCTTGGCCATGCGGCCTGCGCGGTTCTGGACGACTTCGAGGTCGGAGAGGATGAGCTCGTAGTCGATGGCGTCGATGTCGGCGATGGGGTCCACGGCCTCGGCCTTGGTCACGTCCTCCACGACGTGGATGATGTTGTCGTCGTCGAAGCAGCGCACGACATGGACGATGGCGTCGCACTCGCGGATGTGGCCGAGGAACTTGTTGCCGAGGCCGGCACCCTGGCTTGCGCCCTTGACGAGGCCGGCGATGTCCACGAACTCCACGATGGCGGGGGTCTTCTTGTTGGTTTGCCAGATCTCAGCCAGCTTATCCAGCCGCTTGTCCGGCACGGCCACGATGCCGCTGTTGGGCTCGATGGTGCAGAAGGGATAGTTTGCAGCCTCCGCGTTCTTGGTGGAGGTGATGGCGTTGAACAGAGTGGACTTGCCGACGTTGGGCAGGCCGACGATACCTAATTTCATATAAAATACGCTCCTTCACGTTATGGTAGACATAATAATACATCTACCATTATACGCGAAGGAGCGTATGAGTGCAAGTATCAATCCTTCAGTTTGCTCAGATTGAAAAGTAAAGCATTAAATGCAACAAATTTTCGGCTCTGTTTTTGTGGATTTTAGCGTAAAGCAAACAAGCCGCCAAGCGCACCCCGATTGCGGTTATCCCTTATTGTTCATTTTTACCAGTGATTTTCTGCTTTCTATGTGCTTTATGCTGTCAAACCAAGCTCCCGCAGGCATTCGCGGAACATTGTGCCGGCGCTCTTATAGCCGAAAATTTTTCTAGGATAGCTGTTAATCCAGTTCTCCGTGGCTGCGATTTCTTCCGCTGTGACCTTTGAGAAGTCCGTGCCTTTCGGATGCCGGCGGCGGATCATGCCGTTCACATTCTCATTGCTCCCACGTTCCCAGGAAGAATACGGGTGGCAGTAATATACCTTCGTCCGCTTATCCCCGGTGATGCAGGACTGTTCCAGCTGATCGGCCAATGCAAACTCACTGCCGTTGTCCACCGTGATGCTCTTATAAATGATGCCAAACTTCTCTGCGCCCAACTTCCGTTCCAGCGCATTGATTGCCTGCACGGTCGTCTCTGCACGGCGATCCGGCACCATTATAATATTTTCGTTCCGGGTTTTGCGCTCGGTCAGCACCAGCAGTGCAACCGTACTTTTCTTCTTGCCGGAATACACCGTGTCCATTTCCCAGTGTCCAAATTCTTCACGGTCTTTTACTTCCGCCGGGCGTTTTTCGATACTCTCGCCAGCCGGCGCACGGGCAGGATTCTTTGTTTTGACCTTTTTATAGTCGCCCTTATGCACGCCATGTCTGGGCAGAGCCTTTTGTGTCAGATTCAGGAACACACCCTTTTTGATGTAGCTATATATGGTAGGCACCGATATATGCGTTTTGAATGTCCGTCCTTCTTCCATGGCATAACCATACACCGCAGCCGGTGAGCAGTCCTTATCTATAATGGTCTGTTCGATATAGCTTGCAAGCTCATGATCCTTGCCGATTTTAAGGTTTGGCCCCTTTTCCCGAAGATGTGCCTGATACCTTTGCTCTGCAATGTCCGGGCTGTATGTAAGAATCAGCTTCCACGTCTTACCGTCCAGCTTGTCATAACTGCCGCGCTTCAATTCCCGGTACACCGTGGACGGGTCCACTCGCAACCTGTCTGCGATTTCCTTTACTCTCAGCCCATCTTTCAACCACTTTTCGATACGGATTCGGTCTGTAAGCGTAAGCTGTTTGAACACTCGCACGCCGTTTTCCTCCTTCCGACTATGGCGTTTATTTTCGTTTTAAGCGTAAATTATACGGTGTACCGTTGTCAATTCGCAAACTTTCCACACTTTGCACATTTCCTTTGTGCAAAACTTCCAGACAAACAAAAAATCCCCCGCCAGCAATCCATCAGGATGCCAGCGGGGGATTTTCATTTCAGTGCAGAAGCATCGTCAGTTCATAGGCCACAAGGCCGGAAACCAACGCCGCAATCACAGCCCACCAAAGTTTGTTCCCAAATGTTCCGGGGGCTTTTTCCAGCGCGGTCAGGCGGTCCTCCTGCTTTTTGTTTTGAGCCGTTACAATTTCAAGGCTCTTGTTTGTGTTTTCGAGTTGCTGGATGGTCAACTTGATATTGGTGTTCATGCCGTTTACTGCATCGGTCAGCTTCCCCAGCTCGTCCAGCCGGTGGGTGTTGCTCTGTGCACGGTTTTCGACCGCTGTCAGGCGATGTTCCAGTTCCTCGTCAGTCATTACGCTTGTCCTCCCCCGCCTTACCGAAACGGGCCACAGTGGTGGTTTCCACGGATTTCTTTGCCATGTAATCTTCGAGCTTCTTCTTGGTAAAGTCGAACACAAGCTGTACGATCCAATCCAGCGTCCGCTCATTGATTGCCCAGTCCAGCCAGTCCGGGGTGTAGCCGCGCAGCACCGCGATAACGTGCGCTTTCTTCTCTGCGCCTGCACCCGCGCCGAACTTTTCTTCCGCGTTGACGATCCACTTGTACACGGTCTTTGCGACCACAAGGCCGTAACCCAGACGTACCGCCGCCAGCGCCGTGACCACAAGGCCGACCACCATGAAGATGCAGGCCAGCCATTCAGGGAATGCCATCAGAAAAACTTTCAGAATGTTCTCCATACTGTTTTCCTCCTACTTTCAGCTTACCCACCGGCTCTTTGCCGCGCGGGTGTCGATATGTACCCAACCAGCAGGGCGTCCCGCCTTTACAGGATAGCGCCCGATGCCGCCACGATTCGGCAGTAGGGTCTCGGCATAGGCAGCCACAGCTTCAACACCCACGCCCTGCACCCGGATGTCCGCAGCCTTGCCGTAACAATGCTGGCTGTAGGTCGCCCCCTTCACCGCCTTGTTGTGGGCGGCGGTACGGTATGCACTCGTGATCGTCACAGACTTCCCGAAATGATCCCGGATTTTCTGCAGCAGGGTCACAAGCTCATCGTCAATAAAGATCGGGTCACTCCCATCCTTGCAGCGGAACTCCTTCACCGCAAAATTTGCGGAGAGCTTTCTGTTCCCGTCCTTCGCATACGAATAGGCTTTAATCGCCATTGTCGTTTTCTCCTTTCTGGCTCAATACCATTTTGCAGCCGCTCGACCCACACTCAGCCACCAACACACCGAACTCGGCCCGTTCGGTGGTGGTGTTCTCGCCCTTGGCTTCCAGCCTGTCCAGCAGGCTTTCGCACAGATCGGGCCAGCTTTTATGCTGCATAGTCTTCGCCCGTGATGTTCTTGTAGTCCTCGGCGGTGATCTCGCCCTTGTTTACGCGCTCGTCATCGGTGCGGCGCTGGCGTTGCTGGTGCGGTCGGTGTGCTTCTGGCGGGGGGGGCGGGTGGGCGGGGTGATCTGCTGCGGCGGCGGGGTGCCGGCGGGGTCATCAACCGGGCCGGGCCGTCACTGATCCGCACCGATCCGGCAGGCGATCCGGTGCAGCGGGCAGGCAGCAGGGCCGGCGGCGGGAAGATGGGCAAAAGAAAAAGGCCAGGGCAGACGGCGCGGCGTGCGCTGCTGCTCTGGCCTTTGGTCTGCACTGGCGGCAATGGTTCCGGCTGGGTGCGTCCCGGTGCCGGTGGTGGGGCTGATCTGCTGGCGGTGCCGGTGGGCATGGTCAGCGCTGGCACTGTTCCAGGCGCAACGGTTCCAGCGTCACGGCTTGCGCTGGCGGTGCTCCATCCGGGCCGGTTTTTGCCGTTTGCCGGAGGGGTCAGATTCTCCACCTAACGGGAGTGAGAAGCAGGTGTAGGGCTTTAACCTAGCAGGCTAGAACTCTCCCCAGTAACCCCCTATAGTCCCCCTTCTTCCCCGGATTCCGCCGGGTCGATCTCTAACGGCTGCCCTTCCTGCTCCATCCTGGCGCGGACAGCTTGCAATATATAACCCTGCAGGCTCTGCCCACTGGAAGCGGCAGCGGCCTTTATTGCATTTGCTTCCGGGGTCAACGGTTTCAGGTTGATTTGTGTGCATTTTGCGTTGTATTTGTCGTTATTCAGTCTTTTTCTTGCTGATACAGCCATGATATTACCCCTGTTTATTTTTATATATAAAATATAGCATTTTCGCCGAACCCTGTACAGTGTCAATTTGCACAAAGACACGGTATAGGGTTTTGTGCAAAACGCAGAAAGCACGGTACAGGGCTTGACAAGAAACCCTGTACCGTGCTAGAGTAAGGCCACAGCAAGCGACACGGTACAGGGTTGCAAGCTGAATACCAGCGAAAGGAGAAAAGCCGCATGAGCATTGAATTTTTCAAGCTCCCCGCCGCTTTGAAAAAAGCGATCTGGGCCGCCTACCTGGCAGAGTGGAAAAAGAAGCAGGCAGCAAAAAAGCCCGCCACCCACTAAAGCAGGTGACAGGCTTGCAAGATGAATTTTCCACAACGCATCTTGTAAGCTAGTTTACCACCGAAAGGCGGTAAAGTCAAGCGGACACCCCGGCAGGGTCGCACCGCTCAAACAAAGCGGCCCCGCCCCATAGCCCCGGCAGCCCGCCGGGGCAAACCTGAAAAGCAAAGGAGCAAAGAACATGAAACTTGCAAAGAAGATCACCACCGCCGCCGCACTAGCGGCCGCACTGCTGGCAGGCACCGCACCAAAGGCCGCGGCACAATGCCCCTACACCGTCGGCCCCCTGGGCCGCTACATCGCCCCGGCCATTGTGCAGGGCATGACCGCCACCGATGACGGCGCGGTTGAAGTCTGGTGCACCGATGCGCTGGACGGTGACGACTGGTTTTTTACCGTCGATGCAAAAACCGATCTGCGGATTTATGACCGCGTTGACCTGGTGGTTGACGCGAACGGCACCCCGGAAGATTTCAGCGATGACAAAGTGATTGACGCGCTTTACTGCCACGGCTGCGCCGAAGATTGAAAGGAGCCTGCACCATGATGACACTTGAACAGATCCGCCAGCGCAACAAGGCAGAGAACGCCGCAGCCCAGCGCCTGCAGGCTGCCGGGTATCGGCTGGAAGGGTGGGACCCCCGCACCGGGCAGCGGATCGCCGCACGAATCACCAGCGAGAACACCAACGCAGAGCGCCGCACATTCTACAGCTTTCCCACCTGGCAGGATGCCGCGGCCGCGCTTCTGGGCTGAATGCCCACCGGATGCCCTGGCAGAGCCGCACCGGACAAAGCGGCCCCGCCCCACTACCCCGGCAGCCGCCGGGAGATCATCCCGAACATCAACCACAACGAACAAAGGAGAACGAACCATGAAAGGCATGACCAACAATCAGATCATCATGAACGAAGCCGCGAAGCTGGACCCCGCCACCCTGCACGCCATCGCCACCGCGCACCACACCCCGGAGCAGATCACCGCAATGGCTGCAAACGCAGTCACCACCGACGAGAACGGCGACGAACAGCCCGCCACCATCGCAGACGTTGAAATCATCCTTGCAGCGGCAGAGCTGCACACCTTCGATTACTGGAAGAAAGAAGGCAAGAGCGTCAAGAAGGGCGAAACGCATTTGATTGAATGCTACCTGTGGAAGTACACCACCCGCCCCAGCAAGGCCCAGCGGGAAGCCGCTGAAGCCGAAGGCAAGGAAGCAGCCCCCGCGCCGCATTTCTACCCCACGAAATCGCACCTGTTCAGCTGCTTGCAGGTACACGACGCAAAGCAGGCCCCCGCCGGCCGTTTCGGATCTGTCGCCGCCATCATGGAGTATAACAAAAAGCTGGCCGCAGAACGCAAGGCCGCAAAGGCAGCAGCAGAGCAGACCGCCAGCACCCCGGCCCCCATCATCACCGAAGAGCGGCACGAATTGCCGGAGCTTTTGCACGTCGATCCGCTGCCCACGAAAAAGGCCAGCAAGCCCACCGCCACGAAAAAGCCCGCCCCGGATGTGCTCCGCAAGGCAGAGCGGGAAGCAAAGGCCGCTTTCCTGGCTGTCCCCGAAACCGACCGCAAGGGTCAGGCCGCCGCGCTGGATGCCTGGCGCAAGACCCGGAAGGCCGTAGAGGACGCAAAGCAGGCCCCCGCCGCCGTAGCCGCGCCGGATGAAGCGCCCGTGAAACAGCTGGACTTTGAAAGCATCGCCGCCGGGCTGCTGGCATGACCCACCACCACGAAACCGGATATTTTGGCAGGGCTGCACCGGGCAAAGCAACCCCGCCCCACTACCCCGGCAGCGCACCGGGCACGAAAAACAGAACGAAAACGAAAAGGAGTTTTTGCAATATGAAAAGAGCAACCAGCACCCCCGCCGGGCTGAACGTGAAGAAGATCACCGCCTATCTGAAAGGGCAGGCAAAAAGCCGCAACGCCGTTCGGATCACCTGCCAGAGCGGCAGCGTGTACATCATCACCGGCTATGCAGCGTTCAAGCTGCCCGCCATCCTTTACCGGGATGTTATCCAGCCCGTGACCATGCAGGACGCACCCGCCGACGGCGTGACCATCGTTTCCAGCGATGCCGGGTTTGTGGTCAACGATCCGCACCAGCTGACCGCCGCGCAGATGTTCCAGAAGTTCAGCGCCTGCAAAGAAGAAGTCAAACGCACTTCGATCTTGCAGGAAGTCGAAGCAAAGGGCAAGGTCTGGGGCACGTTCCGAATGTTCCGCAACGGATCCCGGCCCATCATGATAAATTCGGAGTATGACGCTTTTGTGGATCATCACGAATTTGTTTACCACAGCAGCAACAGCCCGTTTGCGCCCATCCTGGCAACGGACACCGTAGACCCGAAGAAAGCCGCCGTTTCCGTGCTCATTGCCCCGATGAAGGCGAACGACGAAATACAGCAGGTATGCAACCGCCTGTTTGCATGATACGAAAGGAGAACGAAATCATGAAGAAGTTTGACAACATCTTTGAACAGGCCCGCGAGATCATCCGTCAGCAGTGGACACTGCAAGACCTGCGCCGGGAAGCCCAGTGCACCGGCAGGCCCGAAGCGGTCCGCCAGCAGATCGCCGCCGCCCGGCTCCGCCTCATCTGCGCCCGCCACGGCTACCAGCTCAACGCCTGACACGAAACCGGATGCCCTGGCAGGGCCGCACCGGACAAAGCGGCCCCGCCCCACCGCCCAGCATTCCGCCGGGCATATCACGAAACACGAAAAGAGGTTTACACCATGACCACCCCCAACGATGCCCTGGACTTCTACCCCACGCCGGACAGTCTGGCCTTTGATATGGTTTTCTCCCTGCGGGAAGTAAAATCCGGGTTCACCACCTACCCGAAACCCATCCTTGAACCGTCCGCCGGTGATGGAGCGCTTGCGCGTCAGGTCCACGCTTTGGCGTTCAACGTCCACCACGACTATAAAACCGGCGAGGTTGACCGCTACGACAAGGAAAAGGCACGAAGCGCAGAGCTTGACTGCATCGAGCTTTCCAGCGACTTCCGCGCCGTGCTGAAGAAAGACGGTTTCCGGGTGGTGCATGATAACTTTCTGACCTTCCGCCCCACCACGAAATACGCCGCAATCGTCATGAATCCGCCTTTCTCCGTCGGTGCCGCGCACCTGCTCAAGGCGCTGGACATCATGAAGGACGGCGGCAAGGTGCGGTGCCTGCTGAACGCCGAAACCCTGCGCAACCCCTGCACCAACGAACGGAAAGAGCTGGCCGCAAAGCTGGAAGAGCTGCACGCCACGGTAAAATATATCCCGGATGCGTTCAAGAACGCCCGCCGCGCCGCCCGCGTGGAGGTGGCGCTTGTGTCGGTGGACATTCCCGACCGGGAGCCGGTGAGCCGGATCCGGCTGGATCTGAAAAACGAAACCGCAGAGCGCTTGAAAGAAAACCCGGAGTTTGCCGCCCTGGTATCTTCCGACCCCATCACGGCAGCCATTGAGCGGTACAACGCCGCCGCAGAGGGTGTGCGCCGGATCTATGAAGAGTACAACGGAATCAAGTCGTTGTTTTCCTCTGCCGGCGCTGGTAAGAAAGAAAACCCCGTGATGGCTTTCACGAAATCTTATAACGACGCTATCCGGGAACTGCGCGGGATGTACTGGAAACAGCTGTTTGAAATGCCGCAGCTGTTCGATGCGATGACCTACGAAATGCAGCAGGATTACCAGAAGCGAATCAAAGAGCTTGAAGGCTACGACTTCAGCGCGTACAACATTCTGACCGTCCGGGAAGAAATTTCACGAAATCTTCTTTCCAGCATCGACCACGAAATTATAAAGCTGTTCGATGACTGGACGAACCTGCATTATAACGACGAGTACAGCAAGAACGTGCATTATTACAACGGCTGGTGCACGAACTCCGCGTACAAGATCAACCGCAAGGTCATTTTCCGCTGCAACGCCTTTGATACATACGATGGGCGTTTCTGCCCCCGGTACAACGCAACAGGCCATGTTGCCCAGATCGAGCGGGTGCTGCACTTCCTGGACACGAACGGCAAGCCCTACAATGGGGACGAACTCCGCGCCGTGCTGGATGCCGCCGAAAAGAGCGGCCAGACCCAGAAGATCCAGCTGCACTATTTCACCGCCACGTTTTACAAGAAAGGCACCTGCCACATCGAATTTACGAACACGGACGTTTTGAAGTCCTTCAACCTCTACGCCGGACAGCGCAAAGGCTGGCTGCCGCCCACCTACGGCAAAAAGAGCTATCACGATATGGCCGCCGCAGACCGCCGGGTGGTTGACAGCTACGAGGGAGAGGCCAGCTACACCGACACCCTCACCCGGCACCTGATCCCCACGCAGAGCACATTCTTACAGCTGAACGCTTAACACAGAACCGGATATTTTGGCAGGGCTGCACCGGGCAAAGTAACCCCGCCCCATCTTCCCGGCATTTGCGTCGGGAACATCACGAAACAGAAAGGAGGTATTTTCATGGTTCGATGTTGGATATACTCCGCCGGGCCGGATCAATGCCAATGCTACAACGTGGATGACGAAAACTTGGCTGATCTGGCAGCACAGGCGCAATTCCTAGAGGACTTCCGCGCCCAGCGTGCAGCAAACCCGGCTTTATACCGGCAACTGCTCAATATGCTGGTGCCCGCCGCCGATGCCATTCCCATGCGCAACTATACCGGCCTGCCGTTCTGACAGCCAGTGTCCCGGCAGCCCGCCGGGAGTATCACGAAATCCAGTATCACGAAAAGGAGCAACAACCATGAAGAACCAGGGCACCATCGCCCAGATCCAGTGCCCGGAACCGGTGACAGAACGTCACCGCTTGACCGTGCCCCGCCTCGCCGACCTGGTATCTCTGCACGAAATCTTCTTGTCTTTTATTGCTTTTGTTTGCGTTTTGTTCTATCATGACAGTAACGAAACACGAAAAGGAGGTTTCCCGTTATGACTATGATTCCCGCCTTCGGCCCCTGGACAGAGCATCCCGCAGACACTGACGAAGAAAAGCGCCTTGCCAGCGCCCAGCAGAGCAAGACCAGCCCGCTTTCCGTGGACAAGGAACACGAAACCGGGGTTTTCTATGGATCCGGCAAAGAGCCGTACCAGACCAGCCTTGCAAGCTGCACCTGCAACGATTTTGTAAAGCGCAAAAAGCCCTGCAAGCACATTTTCCGGCTGGCTATGGAGCTTGGTATCATTGATGCGGCCTATAAGACGGGCCGCAGCACCGGCGAACGAAACGAGGCGCAGATCAGCTTTGCAGACAGTGTTGCTCTGGTGGAGCAGCTTTCCGACGCGGCACAGAACGCAATCAAAGATATGCTGTATTACACCAGTGAGCGCATCGACGACCGCCAGAAGCCTGTAACCTGTCACGATCTGGATCTCGTGCCGGAGCTGCGCACGTCGCCCCTGCTGCACGAAAACCCTTACCCGCTGGCAGAGGTATTGAACGATCTGCCCAAACCGCTGGTTGTGCAGATTTTGAATGCAGTCCACCGGGACGACAAGCCCAAGCGAAACGCCGCAAAGGCTGCGATCGTGGAATGGCTGGTGCGGAATGTGCCCATGCTGGCAACGGAACTGCCGCCGTGCGCTTCCTTCTCCTTTGTTGAGGTGTTCGACAAGGCCCAGAGGGACGTTTACAAGTATCTTCACCGCAAGTATGACATGGAAACGGATTGGTATTCCGGTGTTCAGTACCCCGCCGGGTCTGGTCTGTTGAACGAAAACGAACTTGTTTTCTACTTCCCGGATGACCGGATCACCGCCGCGCTCACGAAACGCGGTTTCAATCGCTGCCTGAATGGGTACATCCCCACGAAATCAAAATAGAAAGTTTTGTGTCCAAAATATCATATCTTGTTTGCAGATTATGATTTTTCGTACACGAAATTCACTTTTTTGTGAATGAATTGGACTTTTCCGTGCTCAAAACTTCAACTCATTCACGAAAACCGCACGAAATGGAGCATTTTCATGGACGAAGCTGAATTTTTTGCCCCTTGGCGGCTGGTGGCTGCCTTTGCCGACGGCTCCCGGCTGACTTTCGACGGATTGACCGAAGAACAGGCACAGGAAGCGATGGAAGCCGCCCAGAAGGAACACGGCGACATTGGCTGGTACGACGGTGTGACCGATGTGAACTACGAGAACGGCAGATACTACAAAACCATCCCCGAACCACCCTGCGTGAACGTCGTTGACTTCACCGGTTACGATGGGCCGCTCGACGAAAACGGTTTTCCTGTCGGCCTGATGGACGAAATCGCCCAGAACGCCAAAGAGGAAGGCCGTGATCCGAACGAACCGCAGATCATCTTCAAGCGCAACGCTCCGCCGGATGACCAGCCGCCACACGAAAAGTAAATCACGAAATCCAAAAAGCCCGCCAGGTCGATGACCTGACGGGCTTAAAGTGTTGAAAGGATGGTTTGTATGAAGTTAAACATGGATTGCGTCCGCGCCGTTATGCTTTGCGCAGAAGAGTACACAGACTATAACCACTATTGCTATTTCATTTCTTACCAGAAAAACAATGTGAACGACTTCCTGCTGGATGACCCGGAAACACCGCCAGCCTACCAGCTTGAACTTGAAAAGACCTACGACAACGACGATCTCTTTTACGCCGTTGAGTATTGCGTCAAATCCGGGTTTGTTGAAACGCTTTTCTCGAAAGACACTTATCGCATTCCCATTTCCCGCATTACGCCTGATGGGCATAGATTTCTTGAAAACATTCGGTCTGATACGAACTGGGAAAAGGTCAAAAGCGTTGCCAAAAAGGCCGGCTCTTTCAGCGCAGATGTGATAATCGAGATTGCAAAGAACGTAGCTGTGGAAGCGGCCAAACATTTTTTAACCAACACCTGACGAGCCTTCCTACCTCTGCATTTTCCAATTCGGTTTGGATTGCCGCTTCGTTGTACCAGATCTGCTTTTCTTTGATTCCAGTTTTCGCGATTTCTTTTGCGATGGTTCTAACGGCATATTCTCGCGGGCTTATCATGCCGCTGTCAATCTCAATTTTGATCTTCACTTTGTCCTCCTTCGCGTAAATCCGGTTCAGCTGCCCGCCTTTCAGATTGGCAGTCCAGCAGCGGCTCTCCTGAATCCGAGAATATCGGTTTTGCTCTAATTTGACGTATCATAGCTTCGCACAGATCCTTTACCTCTTCTTCCGATTCCAGGACTATTTTGCCATCATTTCCTCCAAAGACTTCAATTCCGCCCTCTCTCCGTGGAATCACAGACCAGCGCAGATCAAACAGCACATCCTCGTTCCCCGGAAATTCTCTGCCCGGAAGGTCAAACATTGCTATTCCGCCAGACGGTTCAATAATTTTATCATCGGTCAGTTCAATTTTGATTCCCATTTTTCAAGGCCTCCGTAACCCTCAGAACATCTTTTGCGAAACTCAGCGTTTTCACAAGATCTCCTGTGTTCTTGAAGCGAACCACGTTGCCCGCATTTGAGATTAGTTCAGCGCCACCATCCGGTGCCATCCTCACGAACCGGCACAGTTCGCCCTCTTCCCGTGCGGCCTGCTGCTCTTTGGTTTTTTCGATAAAGCAGGTTCTGAGCGCGTTCTCTGCGTCACAGTATACGCTCCTGTCACTCCGCACCAGCCTATACATCCTTCCTGGCAGCACCCGAACCTTGTTTTTATGCTTCTTTCCCATAACTTTGTCCTCCTTTGCACGAAACCCGGTAGACCAACTGCCCGCCGGGTTATTTCTATGCCTTTTTTCGGATTTTCAGGATAGTCGTGTTTGTTTTTCCACGGACATCGGACACGATTTTGCGGAAGCGCCTGCACATGAAGTTCCGCAGGCAGCCTTGCCTATAAGAGAATGTCACCCTCCGCCCAGGCATCCGCTCGGCGCTGTTCCTCGCGCGTGTTTAACGCACGCGATAATAAAGCGGCGCACTCCGGGAGCCGTTCCAGGTTCCTTCCCAGCTGTGCAAGAGCGACGTTTCGCAGGTACTTCAAGTGCTGCACACTGTATGGAACTTTCTGCTGTACTTCGTGCCATTTTTTGTGGCTGATGTAGAACTCCGTTAAAATCAGATTGTGGCCACTGTCCAGCCGGTTCATTTGTCCTCGGATAATGTTCTGATCTTCCAGCAACACAGCCCGCTGCCGTTCCAGCTGACGTAGTTGGTCTCCAATGCCCAGTTCATCCATCCGGCAGGCCATCGCCGCCGTGCTGTCCCCAGGCGTTCCGCCACGGGGCATTCCATCGGTGCCCATGCCCCGCATAGGGTCCACTTCATCGCTCAGTGCGGTGCACTGACGGCGGATGATCTCTATCCGCTGCGGGATGTCCGCATAATATTTCAAGATTGCCTCCGCCTCGTGTACTTTCACTGCTCAGTCCTCCCAAAAAATCAAAAATCTTTCTTGAAAAGGGGTTCTCCGAAAACGGGTTCTTCACCCTTGACGCGCTCAACCATGGCACCCACGCCGTAAATGTCCTCAATGACCCGGCGCAGACGATCATAGGCAAATTCTTCTCCGCCATCGTCCACCCAGCCGAGGAACTGCTGGTAATTTTTCTTGATTTCTTCCTTCACGGCCTCAATTTGTTCAGGGGTATATTCCATTTCTTCCAGTGATTCCGCAAAGAAACGAACGATCATCTTTGCAGCGTCCCGGCGTTCAGCCAGAACACGCAGCTTTTTTTCAGAGCCTACCAGACCACCCGCCGGGAGCCAAAATTCTTCCGGCATCAGGTGGGCAGTGCGTGCTTCCAGCCGCTTGAGGGCTTCCGGTGCACCGTACTTGTCGTGATCCATGATATACCTGGATGCAGCATTGTTCATCTTCAAGGTCAGGAGCGTAGATTCTTTCTCGCCCCAGTCCCAGAGATCATGTGCCGCGGCAACTGCGCAGTACGAAACGACCTGCCCGATTGCCTCACGGTTCAGCGTCGTGCGGTGCTTCGACTTGCCGATGTTGATTTGCTGATTCACTGCATTCTGGATGCTCTGCCGGTAGAATGCTGGCATCCTTGCCCTGCTTTTTCCCATGATGAATCCTTTCCCGCCTGTTCGGCCAGGCGCTTCCACTTTCTGATTTCTTCCGCCGTATCTGGCGTGATATGCTCAATAAACCGCCAGTGCTGCGGTTCTGCCACAAGATCGATAAACATACGGCGGCGGTGGATGTAATCACGCTGCTGCCGCCGGGTGAATTTGCTTTTCACTTCCACCACCTCAACCGTGCCATCAGCATAGGTCAGCACAAAATCCGGGGTATAGTGCGCCGCCGGGAGCTTCACATTGCCGTATTCTTTTTCCGGCAGCATAGTAAACCTGCGGTGCAGCTCTACCTTCACGACCTCGCCACTCTGGACTTTGGGCAGAACAGTTCCCATGTAGTAGTCATACTCGCCCCGGCTGTCAAACTCGTGTCCGGTCGATCTGGCGGCATTCACAGCGGCTTCCAACGATGCAGGTGCAGCTTTGCCCCCGCACCTTCTCTGTGCAAGCTGCTTTTCCGCCTGTGCCCGGTAGCGTGGCGGCAGGTCAGAAAGTTCCAATCTCATGCTCATGGCTGGTTTCTCCTGTTCTTCCGCCGGGTCTCCGGTTTCTTTTTCAACTTGAGGATCAAATGCTTGGTGTTGTTGCCGGTGATATGCTGCTCACACTCACGCAGAGTATAGCCAGGGTATTTTTTCTCCCAGTACGCACGATCATCCGGTAGGGTAAACGCTTCGTCAAAGCGCTTGCGGCTCCATCTTGTGTCGTTCGGGCGCGGAGTTTTCGGCTTTTTCAGTCCTTGGCTCTGCCGCCAGCGGCGGATGCGGGCGCGGGCTTTCGTCATGTAGGTCGTCAAGCGTTCAAAGCTGGAACAGGTCAGATCGATAGGTTCAACTTTCACAAGCCCCATCGGCCGCCCGGTGCTGTCCCGCCACAAGTCCTTGATCTCCTGCCATGTCAGATTGCCTTGCAGGATCGCATGATGGTGGTGTCTGCCGGTAACTTTCCCGTCCTCGTCCATCACGCTGTACTCTGCAACCTGCATCCACTTGGATGCTTCTCGACCCATCTTTTTGCAGAAGCGCTTCAAGCGGCGGGTAAAATTCGTCCAGTCCCGGTCTACTTGGTTAAAATCTCCGGGTGCTGGCTGGTGGTCGTGGTCGTATGTAAACGTGACTGCCCAGTCGCTTTCCCCGAAATTCGTATAGGCCAGCTGGCAGAAATACCGCCTTGCTATCATGTCGTTATACTTCTGCTGCGCAATGGAGGTTGCCAGCTCTCTTTTGCGGCGAGCGGATGCGGTATGCTCTTTGTCCGTTGTTTCAAAGAGATCCACTTCTGCATAATCGGACGTTCCAAGAATGTGTCTCTGCTCCCGAATGTACCATGCCCGCACCGTTCACTTCCTCCTTCCGCAAAGTTCTACTGGGATTTTCTTTTCTGTGGACCAAACACACACGGCTTCGCAGGACAAGGGGGACACAACGCCGGGCAGGTCTTTCTAAGTTTCCCATTCCGTCAAGCCATACAGACCCGCCCTCGTTTTCTCCCCCTTGACCCCCGCTTTCCCCGGCTTGTGTTCTTCTGTGGTCGCTAGATTAAGTTACACATACAAGCCCCTTGCCGCCTCGTCAGGGCGGCAATTTAACGACGGGCTTGCTTAATTCTTGATTAGAGCTTGATTAGTTTACTTCGTAGTCGCCGATGCTGTTTTCTTCCGTTCTGACTTCCCAGCACTCGCAGGTGTCCTCCGGGTCAGTGAAGTCGGCACGGTTCGGAGAATTGCCGTTGAAGCATACCCAGGTGTAGCCCTCATGCCAGCGGCAGGTGCAGCAGGTTCTTTCAGGTTCCATCATCCTGTGTTCCTTTCGTCACGGTTCTAGCAGTGTGTGGCAAATCGGACAGGCGTGCGGTTCCCAATCTGTCCTGTACCCGCATACCGGGCACTCATACCAGCCGTATGGAAACACACCGGTAGCGTCATAGAATTCACGCTGCCATTTAAGTGGTTTCGGCAGTGGGGTGCCGGTCGCTTTCGCAAATTGGGCGGCCCGCATAGCAGTTGCAATGGCATCCCTTGCAGGCTTCAAAGAATCGTGTTCTTCCTTTTTCTGGGAGTTATCTGTCTTACCCTCCATGTCGGCCACCTTCATAAAAACGATCCATCGTTTCGCGGTACACTTTGTAGCACTCCGGGCACAGATCTCCGATTCCATGGATGTTTCTCATTTCAAGCGCCCAACCATCCAATGCTTTCTGGTCAAACACACCATCGTCGAACCGTTCCGCGAACACCTGCTTTCTGCACCGGTTGCAGATAAACATTGCTCCGTTTTTTCTCATTAAATTTCACCTTTCATCGAGCGCCGGAAGAGGCAAATCTTCCGGCTTTACGCCAGCATTTTTCATCCTTGCCCCGCACTCGCCGCAGTATTTAACGGCCACACAGTTGATGAAATGGCATTTCTTGCAGCGGAAATGCTCACAGGTGCACCGTCCTGGATTCAGCTCCCATTCTGATTCCAGCGGCGGTACATCTGGAAGGAAGATTTTTGCCGTTTTCCTGCCCGGCTCTGCAACCGTCACCCGTGTTATCTTCTTGATATTTGCTCTGGATATGAGAATTTCCAGCGTTCCATCATTGTCCAGATTGAATAATGCAGCACTCATTTCAGTACACCCCCACACTTTGCGCATCAGCCATCACAGGCAGGCTTTGTGTTGTCCTGCACTTCGGTCAGCTTTATGGTCGGCTGCGGCTGATCCGAACGGTTCAGTGGTTTATCGAACTCCACAACCGTTTTCACAATCACATCTTGCATATTAGCAAGAACATCTTCTCTTGTTACTGTTATCATTTTTCAAATTCCTCTTTTAATTGTTTCTCTGCATACAAAGCGGCGCCACTTAGTACATCATATCCTTTGGATTCCACATTGGAAGCATAGTTGTAGCCTTTAGGGGATGCCGCATCGTTGTATAGTGTCAATCCGTCTTTATCGACATCGTACTTGTTGGACGTTCTCAAAGTGAGCGTGTGGTCTTGATAATTGCCATACTCTTCCGCGTACTTAACGGCTTCATTGCCCTCATCAATCATTTTCTTCTCAACCTCCCATTCTCCTTCATCGAAAAAGGAATCGACATCTGAAAAATCAAATCCTACATCCATAGTTCCGAATATCCAAAGTAGTTCGTATTCTTCACCGTATAAACCTCGCCTTGCCCTCTCAAATTATCGCCATCCATGCAACGGACCTCATCCCCTGCCTTGACAGTGATTCTCTTCTCGCACACCACATGGTAGTTAGGACGATACACAGAACCGTTATCAGACGTAAACTCTTTGGTAGTGTTATCATCACAACGGCACTTACATACATCCTGCCAGCATTCACCACCGGTGCCGGGAATAGGTCTTCCGAACTCATCCTTATCCATTGGAGTGATTACCTTTACTTGTAATATGTGTGGGACGAATATCATAAGAAAGTGCATTTAGGTTTGTTGCTCAACTCGTCTTTCAAACTGTACTGTTTACACAGAAATGAATAGTAATCCTTAATACCTTGAATGTTCCAAGACATAGAAAAACCGCTTTCACTGATTGAAGTGGCACGAAGTAATAAAGAAGGGATGAACTTCACAATCGCTACAGAGACACGGCCGTAACAATCCTCATTCATCTCATCCTCTCCGCTTATCTTCGAGTTCAGACACATATCCAAAAGTTCAGCTTCCGACAACTGAATGCCGAAAGTCTGAAACTTCTGTGATATGTATTCGTTTACCGTCATCTTAATATGGTGTAATCAGTTTACTATAGCTGTATGACTATAATGTGTGCAATACTTCGACTTATAGACGTACCGGAACGGGCATTTAGGAACTGAAATCTGTTTCCTTTGCATTGCCGTAATAATCACTGGTTGCTTCACTGGACTATCCACAACCATAAATATTGGCTGCGGAACGGTCAGCACAACACAATCAACAGGAGATGCTTCAAAAGTGATACACTGAATGTCTGGCAAACCAACATCAACAGATGGATTCACGTACTCACACTTAGGAGATTTCACACTTGATGCCTGCACGCTCAACGAAACCAAAGACATCATCAAAAAACCACACATGGCAAAAATAAAATTCTTCATTTCTTTTCTGATTTTCTATAATA